CGGGAACTCGATTTCCGGTAGACCCAACTACACCGGGTTTAGACCCACTGCAACAAGTTAGAGCGAGGGTAGGTAATGCTCCTATGGAGAAAGTGAGAGATTTTATGGCACGACGGGGAATGCCAGTTACGCCACAAAGAGTGCAGGAGTTTCAGCAGTCTTATGGAGACCCGCATCAAACGCAATTATTCGACCCCAATCAACCATGGATGCAGAAGTCGGATAATCTGGTCAATGTGGTAGAGACGATACAGATAGACGATGCTATGAGCGATATGGCAATAATGAAGCATGTCCCTACGAGAAAATTAGACGAGCGGTCGATAACAGATATCTTGCTTATTGCTAAGAGAATGGATATTTCACCGGTAGATGTTCGCACGATACTCAATACCAAAGGCGATTGGGAGCGTATTACCAAGACCTATGGCTATGATGAGGACGCCATTAAGGTAGTCAAGGTTTCATTTGGAGGGATTTGATGGGGAAAGTTATGGTCATTAGGAAAGATGCTGGGCAAACAGCGTCTGACATGAACAGCGGCGGTGGCAGTGTAGGAGTCGGATTGGGCGGAGGTGGCCTGATGTTCATGTTGGGGCAAGGTAGGACGATGACGCCGGAACAATTGACAGATGCTGGGTTTGGAGAAATTGGGAGCAAGAGTCACGATAGAGCACTCCGTATGCAGCGAATAGGTCATGCAGCAAGATATGGCGCCGCAGGATTAGGTGCATTCAATGCACTCTATAATCAGACTTCAAGCGGCCAGCCGGGAATTGGGGGAGCCATGGCAACCGGTGCGATGGGCGGATATGCTGGAACTGCTGGTGCAGAAGATATAGCAGCACGAATAGGGCAGCGTTTTGGAAGAGAATTAGACGATAAACTGTATCATGATGATTTTACTGAGGGTCCAGATATAGCATCTCCGTCTCCAGAGCCACGGATGTTGACAGAAGGCTCTGCAGTGATGACCCCCGAAGAAGCAGCGTGGGAATATATGCAAAACACTCATACTGCGGCAGCGGAAGATTTTCCTGAGACTGAGGAAGAGAGACTGAATAGAGATGCAAGGAGTTACGATTGGTCATGAGCAATGAGCAGATGGACGCCTTCATCCTGAATATGGATAGAGAGATGTGCAAGAAGTCATTCAAGTATTTCTTCGTAGATATCCTTGGTTTTCTATACAATCATCATCATGACGATTGGCGGAAGGGATTAGAAGAGTCACAATACTACTGCGTGAAAGCATCTCGTGACCACGGTAAATCCGTCTTCTTCATGTCTTATGCGTTATGGCTTGCTGCATTCAATCCCGGCAAACACGTTATGGTTTTCTCTCACTCACTTGAGCAGACGCTTGAGCATATGAGGTTCATTCGCAATCTGATAGAGGAAAATGACATTCTTAGACATTTGAAGCCAGAAGGCAAGCCTTGGGCGAAATCCTACTTCGAGTTTTCTAACGGTAGCCGTATGATGGCAAAGTCAGTTGGTGGAGCAACTCGTGGTTTCCACCCCGACATAGTAGTGTGTGACGATATTCTCTGGGGAACGACTGCTTCTGAATTGGCTAAAACGGCCGATTGGTTCTATGGTGTTCTCCTTCCGGTTCTTCACCACACGAGTAAATTGATGATGGTTGGCACACCATTTAGTTACAATGACTTGTATGCAGAATTGGAGCAGAAGGAAACATTCAGAGTGGAGACTTATCCTGCAATTGATGCTGAAGGAATTGCTCTTTGGCCTGAGCGTTGGGATTTAGAAGCCTTAGATTCGAGGCGCATGTCGATGCCTGCAATTCAGTTTACGCGAGAATATCTCTGTGAGCCTATCCACGATGTGGCAAGTATGTTTCCGTTGCCCTTGTTGGAACAAGCAAGAGATACTGATTTAGTTTTGTTAGACAGGGCCGAAACTAATTACAACGAAGAAGGAGAAGCAGATGGCGTTTTCGGACAGCACTTCATAGGTCACGACCCTGCGATAGCGTCTGATAAAAATGCTGATTTTACTGCGATGACGGTTATGCGTATCAAACCCGATGAGGAGAAGAAGGAGATAATTCACGTCGTTCATGAAAGAGGAATGTCCTCAGTAGCACAGAAGAGGATGATGGTGATGCTCAATAGTAAGTTTCAGCCCGAACTTATCGAACTTGAGGGAAACAACTTCCAAAGAATGCTTGAGCAAGAGATGAGAGAACTTAGGGCGGATATGCCTATTCGAGTATTCATGACTACGCGCACGCGTAAGGAGAGTTTGTTCATGTCTCTTCTTCTTGCATTTGAGCAAGGGCACATTAAAACTCCATATGGCGATGAGAGAAGTAAGAAATACACTCATGCTCTTGAGCAGGAACTCAATCGTTTCGGTATGCAGAAGAGTGGTAAGTTAGAGAGCGTAGGCGTGCACGATGACTTAGCGATGAGTATAGCACTCGCAAATTGGGCATCTAAGGAGTTTAAGGGAAGTGTAATGCTCTTGGATGATTATATGCCCGGTTTCGATAGTTGGGTAAGTGGGGATGGCAATAATACAGGGAGTTGGATGATACCATGAATAAGATAAATACGACAGAAATAGACTCAAAGAATGTAAACACTACACTTTGGACGTGAGAGAATGGGCATTTTTCCAGATAATGGAGACGGTTGGTTTGAAGCCAATCTTGGTTTTTCAGCATCTGAATTAGTGAAGCGTCTAAAGAAAGCCAGAAGGCACAATAAACAAGATAAGGATTTCATAGACAAAGCAATAGATGATATTAGAGCGTTGAAAATTATGGAAGTTGATGCTACATTGAAGGTGCATGATTGGAGTGAACCCTATTCTGATACTATCAAGGAATTAGGACTTACTGACCGCAATATGAAAGCACTCAGAAAGTTTGGAGAGTCAAGGAGTATTACTCTTCAAAGGGCTTGTCGCCAATGGGATAATGCAGATGATACACTTAAGATGCTCGAAGAATATGAAGATGTATGGGGCGATTCGGAAAAGAAGACTTGGGTAGAAGCGATGGAAGCAAAGAGAGATGCCAGACTAATATGGAAGACCGCACTTCATCAAATGGAAAGATTAACCAATAAAGAGAAGGAAACACTTGTCAAGAGTGCTGAGATTCTACAAAGTAAAGGCCCAATGACAGGAAGGATGATTTTTGAAAACTTATCTGAAAAGAAGATTCTCCATAAGAGTATGACGTCCATGAAATTAGCAAAATTACTCTCAATGTATGGTGAGGAGATTGATATTATTGGAGGAGCAGGAAGAGGGACTTTTGTCAAGATGGATAAGACCGGTCTCATTATCAAAGACCCATGGGCGTATGCTGCTGGATTCCTTGATGCCGATGGCTATATCACAATTACAAAGAGAGGTGAGCCTCGCGCTGGTTTCATAGCGACGGGGAATAGAGGTAAGATACATTGCGAACAACTGCAGAAAACCTTAGATTGCGGTATACTACAATTAGACCAAAAGGTGTATAGTGATAATCAACGTAGTCAACATCGCCTTCAATTCTATTCTAAAGCGGATATAGCAAAACTACTGAAAGGGGTTTTGCCATTCTTACAAATGAAAGCGACTCAAGCAAAAGCAGTGCTCGCTTTCATAGAAGAAGGAGATAGTCTGAAGAAAGACGAATTGAAGAAAGTAGTAAGGTATAGCAATTGGAGTGACGATACCAATAAGGCTAATGCCCTACTGGCCGAGTGGGGTATAGAGGCCGACCAAGTGAATAAGTGGGCGGAGGCGATTTGATGGCAGATGAAGAAGAAGGAGGAATACGCGGATTCCTAAGAAGAGTCTCGGCGCCATTCAGAAGTCGAACTACGCCAGAACCGCAGATGCCCCTCTATACTACCGGTATACAGGAACCAGTCTTAGCGCAGGGTATTACACTACCCGCGCTATATGCGGTCACGCACGAGAATCTCATACTGCGAACAGTCATTTCTAAATTAGCGCAGGAGATATTCAGACGAGGCTACTATTGGGAAAAGAAGTTTCAGCACAAGTGTATGGACTGTGGTGAGGAATACAAGAATGAAGTAGAACAATGTAATCTATGTGGCGGGCAACTGAAGACGCCAGATGTAAATCAACTAATCTATCCTAAATGGCTTCTTGAGCAGCAAAATTCGATGGAACAGAACTTCATGCACATAATGGCTGAGATTGAGAAAGACCTCAATATAGTGGATGATGCATTCTTGATTTGCGTTAAGGAATACTTCGTAGACCCTGAGACATCAGATATGAAGTTCTATCGAGTAAAGGAAATCATCAGAGGCGACCCGATATTCATGAGAATCATCTCAGATAAGCGCGGAGTTCGTGGTGGTAGATACAAAGTATGTCCTCTCCATCGTGACCAAGTTTCCTATCCCGGACAAGACGAGAAATGCCAAGTCTGTGGAAATAACATGCAGGAAGCCCACTATGCCAATATGGCAGGAAGTGGGAAGACACAGTATTATCTGGAAGGAGAGGTTCTCCATATCAGTAAATACAATCCATCCAAGTTGTATGGTAAGAGCCCAGTTAATACCATGTGGCGACAAGCCATGACTTTGACGGCAATGGATAATTACATGTATACAGCATATCAGAAGAGAAGGAGTCCGAAAGGAATCATATCTGTTACCACTGATAATCTTGAATCGATGAAGTCATTTTGGAAGACTGTTGATGAGAAAATGGAGCGTGACCCACATTACATACCAAAAGTTGGCATAGAGAGTCAGACTGGAAGAGGTGGAGTGAATTGGGTTAAGTTCATGGACACTCTTGAGGAAATGCAGTATATTTCAGTTAGAGATGAGATGAGGAATCGTATAGCCGCTTTCTTTGGTGTAAGTAGCATTTTCATGATTGATAGTGGTAAGAGTGGCGGTTTGAATAACGAGGGAATGCAGATTCTTGTAACTAATCGGGCTGTCGAGTTCGGTCAGAAGGTTTACACTGACGTGCTTTTCCCTCGTATGCTTAAAGAAATGGACGTCACAGATTGGAAACTCACTCTCTATCCTAATGAGGAAGAGGATGAAATTACTCGTTTGCGACGAGACGAAATGGAAGTAAATCTTGCTCAGAGAATGATGATGCTTGGCTACAAGCCCGAACTCATGGAGGAAGGAGACAGAGATATACGCTTTACTTATCGTCAAATGGACCCTCAACAGGATGGAGCGCCACCAATGCCGCCCGGAATGGCACCGCCGCAAGGAATGCCGCCCGGCACTGGAATGATGCCTAATGGAATGATGCCGCCGGGAATGGCACAACGTGGAGGAATGCCGCATGGAGGAATGCCACCCGGTATGCCACTCAATCAGGTAATGCCGCCATCACAACCCGGAGGAGAGGGAATGGGAATAAGAACGCCAAGAGGACCAGCCTCGCCACAAAGCCGAACATCTTTCGGTATAGGCTCCCCTGTTTCATCAGTTCAACAGAGGGGACCACAGAACTCATTAGCGCAGGATAATAGTCGTGCGCTGCTAAACGCAAGACGAATAAAGGGCGCGTAATTCAAATAGCATCGCGTATACGCAATAGGCAGTGAAGACAATGGACCTCATCAAAATGCACCCAATGGCGCGAAAAATGACAGCCCACAATGAAGAACTTGCGAAAGCAATAGAAGATGGCAATGCAGATGTCGCAAGACAGCATATTATGGAGATAATCAAGTATGCAAGCACTCTTGAGGACGACCTTCTTATGGCTGTAAAGAAAGGAGAGGATGAAATAGTAACGCCCGATAACTCATGGCAAGTTATGAAGTTCAATCAATCTGGTGCAAACTTCGACCCTCAGTATCGTGACAATCAATTGCCCGGAACCATCTTATCAGCAAGAAATAACCATGTTATGAAAAAGGCAAGGGGAACTTTCGGACGAAGAGTTTGAGGCGATATAATGGAAGAAGGAGACGCAGGAAAACTCATGAATACTCTCATCTCTAAGATGGAGAGTATGGATAATGAGGTTCAGACGCTAAAGGCAGAGAATCTTATTCTCAAGAGAATGATGGATAATCCAAAAGTTCTCCTACGTAAAGCAGGTTTTGTCCCTTTCGGCACTCCTCTATCAGAGGATGTTGAAGTGGATGCATTCAGAGCAGATGTGCAGACTGGCGGACTTCTCAAGGCAGAGGCAGACTCCTCTGACCCAGATAAGTTTAGCAATACTGAGATTCACGAAATGAGTTGGGATGAGATACATGATATGGCAGACCAACATAGAGAAGTAAAGGAGATGTATTGATGGTAAAACCAAGATATGAAGAAACCTCGTCCGAGGTCCAAGAATTATTGATGAAAGCAATTGCACTTGAGAAGCGCATAGATGAGGCAGAGATACAGAAATCATCTCACCATCCAGAAACTACTTTTGATACGAGACCGGGTGGCGTTCAATTCATGGCAGAGAGTGGAGGACAAACTTACAATGCCTTCTATAACACAAATCAATCACTTCTTGATTCCGATGATGTCGCTAATAAGGGAGCATCCAGTGAGAGCATAAATCTTGATAATACTCCAATGAAGAACACCCACGACACCGTAAACAGGCTTGTCGAGGGATGAGTGTGACCAAAGTTGCTGTAATCAAAGGCGTCATAGATTCTACATCATGTAGAACATGCGGCGCTACTCCCAGCGAGGGGTGTAGGCGACAACAAGGATTACCCATAGAACAATGTCCAATGAATGGGTGATAAGGTGATGATGCATGAGAGAAGGTCCAATGGATGTCTATCTGCGTCATCGTTCTGAATTACTGAAGGCCATATACGACGGCACCGACCCAGAGCAAGAGGTCGGTGACTATGTTATTTCCACGATAAATCTGGAGAATCACGGTATAGAGTTTCATTCTACATCAGAAGACGAACTCTGTCAGGGGTTTAGTTCCGATTTTCTAAAAGCAGAAGAGGGCAGAAGCAGCCAACCATTCGCATCATGGCGACCTGCTTTTCATATGGAAATGGGGACACGTCATCCTTGGCTTCAACGAATAAAGATGGCCTTTGATAAGAACGATAACGATAGATTCAATTTTCCCTTATTTACTGAGAAGAGGAAGGGGGAAACTCATTCGCAGTTTATGGAGAGAAATAAGATACCTATCAGTATGAAGCACGGCCTCTGGCCGGAAGTTCTACCATCGAGAACGAGACCTGTAAGGGAGAAAATCGAAGATAAGGATGGGGTAGCGCGTTGGGTTGAGACAGGAGTTGAAACCGAACCAGAAGAGAATTATACTGACGTCAATCCTTTTGATAAAAGAGTGCACCCATTAAGGAGGATTCGCGCTGATACTGGTAAACCAGAATGGGAACAGATGCTTAGGGAGTTCTATTTAGGTAAGAATAAATGGGCCGAGAAGGTAGCAAACGCGGAAAAGAAGCATAGAGCACATTGGAAGAAAGATGCAATTGGAGACGGCTCTAAGGAATATGATACGCAGACTATCTACGATTCTGTTCCTGATGGGAACTTCTCTTTCTTAGGTGGAGATGATGGACATGAAAGTGAATTTACTAACCATCTTCATGGATTACGATTGAGAGACTTCGAGAGATGGAAGAATGGAACTGGTGATTGGGGAGGTTTCAATGAAGAAGATACCGAGAAGCACAAAGATAGAGTCAAAGCGCTGGACAAAGAAGGCAAGGACTTGGAAGAGGAGCATTTCAATGATAGGATGGAGAAATTACTCAGTAATGATATTACTCCTATAACCTACAAACCAGAGGATAGTAAGAGCATCTATGAGGAATGGGACAAAAAGGGAATAGAATCATTAGCAGATATGACCAAAGTCCATGCTCATGGAATGGGGCATTCGACTTTGATGAGAGGATTGGAGTTCCTTTCTCCAGAAGAGAGGACTATTGCGATGGAGCATATGGCGACACATGGCACAGACGACCCAGAACACCAATACATTGACCTTGATGATGGGCATCGTCTTTCTATGGCTCGCATAAAGCAGACAAAGAAGCAAAGGCAAGAAGGAGAGATGCATTGGTTTCAACGTGCCAGAATGCATTCGGGCGCTAATGTGCCGGAGCATAAGGAAACGCCGCATGATTCATTCATACATGGAGATGAAGGCATGATTGCTGGCACTTTGGCTAATACACTCGTCAAAGATGATGGCATCCATGAGGGCGAACCATATCAGTATGTGAGACACGCGTCTGGGGAGATAGATATGGATAAGAAACCAAAACAGATGTATGATAAGACCGCATTAGAGCATGTGATGGAAAAACTCGAAGAGGCCTATGAAGGAGATGGCCTCTTAGAGTATGGTAAGGATAGGGTAGATGCAAATGACTTACCTATCGGTAAGGCCAAGAATCTTCCAAAGTTTAGTGAGAGAGATATAGAAGACATTCAAAGCGCTTTATCAGAAGGGAAGGATGCAAAGGAGGCATTGAGCGAAAAACTCACAAATAATAGTCACATTGCTTTGGGAACAGAGGGATTTCTGGATTTAATGGGCTGGAATCGTGATTTGACTGTAAGGCACAAGAGCCACCCCCTCTTTAGTGGGAGAAGAGAGCCTTTGATTAACAAGTCTATCATGCGAGGTATTCTCAAAAATCTAAAGCACGCAACTGGTCTTTCGCTTAGTGCAAAACAGATGAGGTCAGCAATGGGAGCACATATCGTTAATCATGGACCAAAGTCTGAAGACATTTCTGATGAAGAGCGAGAACACTACTTAGATGTTGAAGGAAGGCTCAAGGGATTAGGATTTCCACAAGGTAGGCGCATATTTGCGCATAGAGGAGGGCTTGGAAGAGAACTTTCAACTTATGTGGATATAATGCATGATTTTCATGCCGATGATATTGATTGGAATAAGGGAGAGGGAATATCGTCAGAGTTAGGAGACAGAGAACAAGAGGGGTCTGGAAAAATTATTCCTAATAACGATACGTTGGGACTTTGGGCACGTGCTCATCCTCATTTCCTTCCTTATGGGCAGAACTACCACGATACTCCGCATGGTATTATGTCTATGACTGATACAAATACTCACGCATTACACAGGATAGGAACTGCAAGACACCCCGGAAGAAATATCAAGACGAACAGTTCACAATATCTTTCGACTCGCAGTCCTTACTTTATGGCTCGATTTATGCACGAAAACCCATCTCCACAGAATTTTGTAATGGAAACGAAGAACCTAACTACAAGAGACCTCATGGCTCATCATTTCAATTCTCATAATTTTGCTACTATGACTAATACAGCAAAAGAATGGAAGGAACCTCCTTCAAAATACAAGAAAGATAAGGATGGCGAACTCGTGCTTGACAAAGATGGCGAGCCGATATTATCAAACCGCAAGGGATGGACTGATGAAGAGATAGCACGAAGAGTGCAGCCGGGAGATTATGGAATAAGAAGAGTAGCAGCATTAGCGCGTCTACAAGCCCACGCCAATGGCAGGCGTAACGCTTTTGGTAATCCCGGTGAAAGAATGCATACGACCTTGAAAGATTTAGAGGATAACCCAAGTTTCCGAGCATCTCCCGATATGGATGCAATGGATTACTTAGCAGAGATGCCTCACTTCAAAGGCTCAAATATCCAAGATAGGCTTGACCCCGGTTTATTGGATGAGTTGGAAGACTTCAATGTTATACTCGATGAGATGAAGTCGAAGAATCCTCCAGAGGAATTGCCTGCAGACCATCCAATAATGAGACGATACGATAATCTCATGGCGAAGTTCAACAAGGTATACGGGGATGAGATAACACATACCACAAGGGGTGAATATGGTGGAAGGCAAAAGCAAACGAAATATGGTTGGCGTGATAGAGACGAGGATGTTATGCGAGGCGACAAAAAGGCTGTTACTAATTATGCTCGTGATATCTTAATTCCAGAAGTTCTCAAAGCCCATCCTTCTGCATATCATCCGACCAATCCTAAAGCGCTTGCTAATGTTGCCGCTACATTACAAGGTGCTATGAGGAGTATCTACAAGAAAGGGGGAGGAGGTCTTACTACTCCCGCTGCTTGGGTTCGACCTACTGGGTCAAAAGACGCATTAGATGCTCCAGAGAGAGTTTCATCAGATGAGCAATATAGATTGGCCTCTTTGATGCGGCAAGGTGAAGTCGGAAGCAAGATAATTGGTGATGAGTCAATACATATGATTCTGAAGAAACTCGGTTTACCAGACGATATGCCTCATCGTAAACACGTAAAGCATATGATGAAGGTGCACGGCGGTGATTTTACTGCTGCTACTCTCGGTCAATTAGCAACGGCAGGAATAGAATGGCAGTCGAATTACGAGAAGGACGAGAGGGGGAAGTTTGTTCTCGATAAGGATGGGAAGAAAATCCCGGCACCGTCGGTATATGGGAGTTTGAAAGGGAAAGATATCCACACTGTCTTAGATGATAAACTCCAAGAACTTCAGGAGAGTTATCCGACTTCGGCAGCAACTGGACGCGAGAGCACCGAATATCAAGTAAAGCAACGCGCTTTACGAAGTGCATGGGATAAATCCCACGAGGGTCATACTGCATTAAGAGGAATTAGGAATGTTGTGAATCTCCAACCTGACTCATTGAGGGGCTATGGATTAACCTTCCAATCTTCTCCTAACTACAGTAGAAAGAATCCAATGACGGCACAAAAGAAGGTCTTAGGCGAGCCTTTGGGAGATAGAGAATTATTGTTCTCCCACAAAGACAAGACTGGTGATAAGAGAGATTTAACTGACATGAAGAATATAGCAAACAGCATTATTGTATTCGATGAGGGGGCATTACAAGGAGAAACACTTCAAGCCAAATTTGACCCTTTTGAGGGAAAGAAAGCGGTAGGATGGTATAATGATGTCCCAATCGAATCACATGATAGCGGAGAAGGGGCTATTCCTCATGACCACTATATTAGTGGCGGCATGGATGATGGCTATCTGATTACACCAGAAATAGGAATTGAACACGATGAAGACGATAACATCGTTGTAGGCACTAATGCTACTGAAGGCTATTATCACACCGTGCCATTCCAAACGTTACAGATGATGTTTCCAAACTATTCCAATGAGCATATACAAACTTTGATTGATAGCCACCCAGTTGAAGAAACGACCTTATCTAATCAACAAACTCCATCCAGTGATACGGGATATCCACCATCAGCGGACTTCCCATCTGTTAGATACAGTGAACCAATGCATATTTCCAATCTATTGCTGAAAGACAAAGCAGAGTTGCCGAAGCAAGTTCCGCTCATTGACCCTCTTCATAGGATATTCGACATTGAAGATTTGAAGCAATTAAGAGGATTCACTGGTGAATGGGTCGTTTCAATCCATAAGGATGGAAAAAGATGCAAAGTGCAATGCAAGAAGAATCGCGTGACTGTATTTGACGATAGCGGTAATAAACAATCAATGAGTGAGAAGATGAGGAGTGCTTTCAAACAAATCGGAAAGAAGGATTACGTAATAGATGGCGTAATGCAAGACGGAGAGTTCTACGTTAATGATATTCTACTCTATGATGACGATGTCGTATACGACCTCTCTACGCGTGAGCGCATTAAAGTGTTAAGAGGACAGTTCGATAGTTACGACCCTGTTTTCATACCCAGCCCGTCTGACATTAGAATTACAGATGAAGTTGGTTTGGAGAATGCAGTGAAGGAGTTGAGTAAGGAGTCTGACAAGATACTCTTGAGAGATGCAAAGTCCACATACATGAAGGGAGAAGAAAAGCACCCTAAGTGGGTTCTATTGGCAAAATCGGACATAGAGTTCCACATACCTTTCTCTATGGAGATTGATGATAGTCACTTCATTATACATCTTCCAGAGGACTTAGTGAAATACGAGATAGTAGATGGGGAGGCAATCGAGCCAATAGCAGCAATAGGTAGTCTTACTGATTCAGATTACTCTCTACGCCTCGCTAAGAGTCTTGAGCCTTATTGGAAAATAGCATTAAGTGAGATGTTAAAGGAAGATACCGAGATAGAGCCTGAGATAGATGAGGAGAGGATAGAGGAAGAGAGTGCTGGCATACTCAAACCAAAGAAAGATAAGAATCTGATAATGAAGCCAAACGACGTTTACAAAACGCTCATTCTCATAGAACGCGCAATAGATGCGATGGAGAAGGGATTCAGCAATTTGGCTGGAAGAGGTTTTGGATATGATGTGGGCGATGGAACCGAGAGTCCACGCGGCCCTACGAAGTTGGATAGTGAAGAGTCTTTACCGGATTGGGATATGAGAAAGCGGCCTACAGAGGACATGGAGAAACCAGAGGACTATCCCGGTAGACGGAGGAAAGCGAAGAAAAATGCCGCGCAGTCTATCGATTTAGAGGAAAGAAGTCTTGAGGATTAGTCGCGGAGCATTGAAGTAGTAAAGCAATACGTGGGATGGTTAGTGTGCTCGGTAGTAAACAACTGTTCAGACATGACGATGAGTCAATCGCCATCCTCAAGGGTGGCAACGACCTCATTGTCGCTGGCTACGCAAGCGTGGAAGTTGTAGACAAGCAAGGCGACGTAATAACAAAGGAGGCATTAAAGGACGCATTTCGTAAGTTCATGGAAAATCCATCTTACAGAAACGTCCAATTAGCGCACTCCAATATACAAGTAGGCGATGTGGTTCCAAGTTACACAGATAATGAAGGGAGGTTGTGGAAAAGCGAAGTCGATGATGTCGGGATGTTTGTAGTAGTGCAACTCCGTAACGACATCGAGAAAGCCAAGGAAGTCTCAGCAGAGATTAGAAAAGGCGCTCTCAGAGGATTCAGTATCGGTGGTCAAGCGTTCAAAAGGGTTAGAAAATCAGACCCAAAAAGAGGCGACTACCAAGAAATAAGCAAACTGGAACTACACGAAATAACGATTTGTGAAAAAGGCATCAACCCCGAAGCAACATTCAGTATACTAAAAGAAGACACGGAAGTGAACAATATGACAACAGAAAACGACGAAAATGATATGACAAAACAACTGGGCGACGTTCTAACGCGCTTGGAATCACGTTTGGATGATATGGAAAAGGGCGAGAAGCCTGCTTTCCTTGAAGGTAAGGATAAGGACGATGATGACAAGAAGGACGACAAGAAGAAAGAGGCAGCAGATACAACTGAGGAGCCAGTGGAGAAATCCAATGAGTTCTCAGACGTCATTACATCTGATTACTTGAATTGGATGGAAGACACTCTGAAGAGTGGCGGTGTGGACACAAAAGCCGCACGCGCACACTTCGATGATTTGGAAAAGGCTAACCTCGGCTCTACTCCAGAAGAGATGGAAGCACAACATCTCCAGCGAACTGGACAGGTTAAGGGACGCGCGCAGGAGGGTGGCAAGCCTTCAACTGGCGCACTCGGTAAGACTACAGGTAGTGGCAAGGTTGCGAAGTCTGACTTCATCGACCCTCGTTCACTAACAGACTCAGATATTGAGGCTGCTTACGAAGTTTACAAGGCTGCAGCCCTTGAGAATGAACTACGTGGAAGTCTCGAAGAGCAGTTCTCTACACGCTACGCGCACGAGAGAGAGGCCGAGATTACCAAGGCAGAGGCAGCAGCATTCGATGCACGCAGCCCACTTGAGTCTATCCAGAAGTCCATCGAAGCACTTGGAGAGCGCATTGATGGTTTGACTACACCAGCAGAAGAAGGAGAGGAGTTCAAGAAGTCCGAGAGCGCCACCGGAATAGTGGTTCCTTCGACTGAGGATTTGGCACAAATGTCTTGGGATGAGGTTCATCAATTGGCCGATAAGACATTGAGCCCGGAGTGAGAATCTACAACAAAAATTAGGAGATGATGAAAAATGGCACGAAACTACGTAAGAACAATAACTGACATGGAGCGCTATTACTATGGCGCAGGGAACGCAATGGGGTATTCTTACTCCGGTAGTGAACTACTCAAGGCAGACAGCCCAATGCTGTCTACCACTGGTGGAACTTACCAAGCAATTTATGGACGCAAAGTCTGGTCGCAACTGAACCAAGAGTTCAACGCCTTCAGTATTCTACCCAAGAAGCCTTGGGACCGAAGCGGATGGCGCGTAATCACTGGTCGCCCCAATTCGGGCACTCTACACGGTGGAGTTGCAGAGAACGCAACACTGCCTGAGACAGTCAAGCCGACTTTCCAGCACGTTGCTGCAAAGCCTAAGACTATCGCACACACCTTTGATATGTCCGAGACAGCGATTTTCCTCGCTGACAAGGATGATGGCCTCGGAGATATCCGCTCGGTCATGAAGGAAGAAATGGGCAAACATCACGCTGAGATGGTGAACAAGATGCTTTGCACTGATGTGGACACACCTGCCGCTAACAACTTCGAGTCCTTGGACCGAGTTACAGCAGCATACAGCAACAACGCAACTACCACAACTGGTCTGGTTAATGGTCACGACAATCTAAGCGCTGACTCTGACCTCGACATATACAGTATCGACAGGAGTGCAAACTCATGGTCGAACGCTGAGATGAGCAACAACGCAGTGAGCAATGTCTCAACTGACAGAGTTCTTTCTCTCGACTTGATTGACGAGATGTTCCAGAAACTCTGGGTCCGTGGTGGTAACCCCAAGGTTATGCTAACCGGATATGACACACTAATGCGCCTGCAGCAACTATTGCAGAGCCAGCAGAGGTTCATGGAAGAGAAGAGAGTCACCCCCACCTACAACGGTGTAAAGGGTGTTCCGGGAATGGAAGCCGGATTTATTGTGGCTACTTACAACGGAGTCCCGATTATCCCAACCAAGAACATGCTGACGGATTCTATCAGTCGCGTTTACTTCTTAGATACAGATTACCTGCACTTTAGCACAGCAATACCGACCCAATACTTCGAGTCGGGAATTGAGACCGGCGACCCCTTCGCCATCAACAGGCTGGGTCAAGAAGGACTCTACCGAACAATGGGCGAGATTTGGACCACTTTCTTTGGGTCGCAAGGAAGTCTGAGGGACTTGAAGTGAGGCCAGAAGGCAGGAATATATACAGGAGATGAAGAAAAATGGCAGATACATTAACAGTAACAGGCAGTAGCACAACGGCAACCCTTGTAGGGGCATGGGAACTCAGAGCGGGTTCTCACGACACAACAGAATGGCTTGACGGAGCAGCAGATGTAACTTATCCGGGCGGAGGTCCGGGCACTTTCCATCCATCAAACTCCGATGGAGCGACCGGATACGACCCGGCCCCCAAGATGGCATTGATTACACTTGGTTCAACAACTAATGGAGCCACTGTCACACTAAGTGGCGGAGCAACCTCTGTTCTTACAGCAATAGCAACTGGCGGCACAAGCGCGAATGCGCATACACTCGGTGCTACAATTAGCGGTCTGGTAGTCACACTACCTACAACTGGAACCGTAACCAGTGGGCAACTTGTGGTATTTTACAACTGAGGTGGGTGAATGCCTACCGTAACCTATGCAGGCAAGTGGTATTCTCGTGCTGGACGCGACCCATCCATAGGCGAATGGATACGTGGAAGCAGAAGAACCGTCTCCCAATCTTGGTTGGATGAGAACAGGCATTGGTTACTCAAGGACGATTATATCATTGAGGGCGACGAAGCACCGCATTCAGATGCGGGCAATGATGGCATTCCCGACAGCCAATGGAGAAAAGCCGACATTATGGCTTGGCTCGACGATAATGGAATACCAATTGCTGGCGGTTATAAGACCAAGAGTTCTCTTCTCTCTTTAGTGGAAGAGGCTTTAAGTCCAGCCCCAGTGGAGGAATCAGTAGTCGAAGCAGCAGAAGTTGTAGAATCAATAGCGGAAGAACCAGTAGTGGAAGAAGCAGTAGTTGAACCAGTAGTGGAAGAGCCAGTTGTTGAGGAAGCAGTAGCAGAAGACGAAACGGAAATGGAGTGATAAATTATGGCATTTAGTAGCACAACAGACACAAGAACACACGTAATGGGTGACCTAATGATGGTTACTGGAACATGGAATGCAGCAAGCGTAGACACTGGAACAATAGTCACAGGACTATCCGAGATACTTGCTGGAAACGTCATTGGTGATACCGAAGACAACACAGGTGGTGGAGTAGACGGAGCATTCGCTATCGTTACAACCGCTGCACCGGGTTCCCTAACAATAGATTGCGTCAGTGGAAACACTGGTAAGTGGTGGGCATTGGGTAAGCGCTGAAACAGGCGGTGACCTAAATGGCTAACCTAACACTAAAGTTTGCAGTTATCGGCCCGATAGCCCCGAAGGAATTTTCCACTGAGGCTAAGGCAGAAACAGCATTGGCGGCAGCATATACTACGATTACTGATGCAGCCTCTACGTCATCATTAGTGGCATCTGAGCCAATTACTATTCTTGGAAATGTGTTTCTTGTTCTCACATACTATGCATGAAGGTGGTGTTTGTGGGTGTCCAAGTTCGAGTTACAAACACTTGATATTGACGACATCAGCAGAGCAGCCAAGCAAAATGTTCGTGCAGACATTAAATACGACAACCAGAAAATCAATACCGATGCCCCGCTAAAGGGCATCACTAAGAAGCA